CGACGTGTTCCGCCGCTACCAGGTGCGGCACATCGGCTACGACCCATGGAACGCCACGCAGCTGGCCAGCGGGCTCTACACCGAGGGCGTTCCCATGCTTGAGGTGCGGCAGGGATTCCGAACGCTCAGCGAACCGTGCAAGCGGCTCGAAGCCCTCGTGACCAGCCGGAAGATTCGACACCCCGACAACAGCCTCCTGAACTGGGCCGTGAGCAACACGGTCATTGACCAGGACCCCGCCGGGAACCTGAAACCATCGAAATCGAGCAGCACGGAACGCATCGACCCGCTCGCTGCTCTTGTCACCGCGCTCGCCACCTGGCTGCACCAGAAGCAGGACGAGCACGGACCCAGCGTCTACGAAGAACCCGAAAGGACCATCCAGTGGCTTTGAGAGACATCCTGCGCCGTTACCTCGGCCCCACCCCTCCCCGCTCTGACTTTGAGGACACCGTGCCGATCGGCCAGGCGACGAGTGGAGCGGTGCAGTCCTACGTGCAGTCCTACTCGTACACGGGCGAGGCAATCACTCCAGCCAGGGCCCTTGAGGCTCCGAGTGTGTACGCCTGCGTGCGACTGATTGCCTCCAGCATCAGCAGGCTGGAGTGGCAGGTGCTTCGTGAGACTCCAGACGGGAAGATCGCCGAGCCAGCGCACCCGCTGCACAACCTGCTGAACTATGAGGCGTCGGATGACGTGGGCGCCATCCAGCTGCGTGAGAAGCTGCTGACTGATTGCCTCCTGACCGGCAACGCCTACGCCTACATCCACCGCGACCCCGCCGGTCGTCCCGTTGCCCTCGAGGCCCTGCGGCCTGACTACGTCGCCATGTACCGCGACCCACAGAACCAGCCCTACTACCAGGTCTGGACTGGTCGCTACACGGGAACCAACGCCGAGAAGGCCATGCGTCGATTCCGTGCGTACGACATGTTCCACCTTGTCGGGCCGACCACTTTCGACGGACTGCTTGGCGTGCCCCCGATCCATCTGGGTCGTGACGTGATTGCGTTGGAATTGGAGATCACCGAGTACGTGACTCGGTTCATCGCAAACAATGCCGTCCCGGCTGGCACGCTGCAGATGCCTGGTCGCCTGAGCCCCGAGGCGTCGAAGCGACTGCGTGAGGCGTGGCAGGCTGCCCACGGCGGTGCGGGCCGAGCGGGCCGTGTGGCCGTTCTTGAAGACGGCCTGAAGTACGAGCCCATCTCGGGGACGTTCAAGGATTCCGAGCTGATCGAGATGCGGAAGTATTGCCGCCAGCAGATCGCGGCCATGTTCCAAGTCCCCGCCCACAAGGTCGGCGACACCGAGGCGGGCTCGTACAACAGCACCGAGCAGGCGGACTCCGAGTTCGTGAAGATGACGCTGGCCAGCTGGGCGGCAAAGCTTGAACTGGAGGCCAGTCGCAAGCTCATCGTGCGCGGCGAGCCATTCTGCACCAGGCTCGACTTTGGCAGCCTGTTGCGGGCTGACATGAGCACGCGGTTCCAGGCTTACGCCACCGCCATCACCAACGGCATCCTCACGCCCAACGAGGTGCGGGCCCTCGAGGGACGCCCGGCCGTGGATGGCGGCGACGTGATCCGTCTGCCGATGAACACCGAGGCACCGGGCCAGCAGCCCGCTGCGGCCCCTACCGCGCCCGCTGAGGCGTCGGAGTCCGAGGAGCCGTCCGTGGACATCGAGCCCGACGAGATCGAGCCGGAGGCATCCAGCGCGCCCGAGGAGCCTGCAGACGATGACGCCGAGGCTCAGCGGGCTGCCGAAGGCATTGCCGCGGCCCAGAGGATGGCTGCCAGGGCGGCCGTGCGTCCGGCCATCGAGGGTGCGTTTCGACGCCACCTGCAGCGGGTCTCGGAATACCTGACCCGCCAGCGGACGCAGGCCAAGCTCGACAAGTGGGCGCCTCCGATCGACTGCCTTGAGGCCGAACTGCGGGACACCGTGGCCGGTCTCGGCCGCATGTACGGCGACGAGGACAAGGCCCTCAAGGTGCTGACCGACTGCCTCCTGCGTCACGCCAGGCACCTGCGCAGCAGCGTTGGGGCCATCGCCGAAGTTGGCACCGTCATCGACCGATGGGCAACCATCCCGGGCTCGGCTGCGGCCGAGCTGCTGGACATGGTTCACCTGGAGACAACCGAAACCCCTGTCCTGGAGGACACCCATGCACAAGACTGAAACACGAGCGACCGGAACCCTGTCGGAGTCCAAGGACCTCAAGGTCCGCGGCTATGCCGTCGTCTGGGACCCCCCCTATGACATGGGCCGCGAGATGGAGCGGGTCGATCCCAAGGCGTTCGACCGGGCCATGGAGGACCCGGCCGACATTGCCCTGCTTTGGAACCACGACACCGGCAAGCCCCTGGCTCGCGTCCGAGCTGGCAACCTGCGTCTCTGGACCGACGCCACGGGACTCGGATTCGAGGCGACCCTGCCAGACACCGCTACGGCCAAGGAGGCTCACGCCCTCATCCAAAGCGGCGTGGTGAGCCAGTGCAGCTTCGGTTTCATCGTGCGTGAGGAGCGCTACGAGAAGGGCGATACCAAGCCCGTGCGAGTGATCCTCGACGCAGACCTGATGGAGCTGAGCCTGGTGACTTTCCCTGCCAACCCTGCAACAAGCGTCGAGGCCCGGGCTGAGGCCCAAGCGGCGCCGGCCAAGCGTGTGCGGAGGATGTTTCCCAAGGCGTGACGTTGCCCCTTGAACCGGGTTCCTGAATTGGTCTAATGAACACGACAACTCATACCTCCGCTCCCAGCAGCCTCTGCCTAGTGCACGCTGACTGACGAGCGAGCGAGCCTCCGTGCAGCCCGTGTGGCGCACTGGCCCGAATCGCGGATGTCAACGACGACGACAACCGCCGGGTCAGTGCGCCATTTTGCTGCGCAGTCCCGGCGCTAACCCCGGAGACTGCGATGGCTGACAAGAACAACAAGCTGGACCGCGGCGGAGAGGAATATCGCGCGCTGTTCCGCAACTACCTGGCAAAGGGCCACAAGGGCCTGACCGACACCGAGGCTCGTGCCCTGAGCGAGGGCAGCGCGACCAGCGGTGCCGTGCTGTTCCCGACCGTCTACAGCACCCAATTCATGGAAGAGTTGGGAGACGACCAAATCATTTCCCGGGTGTCCAAGGTGGTGGTGAACAGCGGAACCGTGAGCGTTCCGGTCATCACGCCGACCGGTTCCGGAGGTTTCAGCATTCAAAAGAATCCCGGCGAGGCTGGGACCCTCATTGACGCGACGGCAGGATCGCAGACAACGGTGACGGTTCCCGTCATTGCGTTGCCAGGAACGAGCACGTCTGGCACATCGACCGACACGCTGCGACTCAAGCGCGTCAGCGTGATGGTTCGAGTTTCTAACGAGCTTCTGGAGGATTCGTCTGGCATGGAAGATGCCAGCGTTGAGTCTTTCATTGTTCGCCAAGCCGCCCAAGACATCGCGGCACAACTCAACAAGCAGATTTTGGTGGGAAACAAGGATGACAGCGTGACGGCAGGAACGGCGTCAACTGCCGGATCTGACTGTTGCCACGGAGTTGTGAACACCTGTCGCCGATACAGCCGTGCATACTCAAGCACGTCCATCTTCGGCTCCTCATCCAGTTACTTCAACACATCAAACGGCTGGACAAACTGGGTGATTGGACAGGTGCGTGCCAATCGTTTTGCGCCGCACTACTGGAACCGCTCTCTGTTGGTTTTCAATTCGCAACTGACCTACAACGCAACTGCCACAAATTCTGGGACGCGCTTGTTTGCGCAGGCGGACATTCGCACGGGGGCGACCTACGGCGGTGGTGCTCGGGCCATTCTTGGAATTCCGTGGACGCTCAGCGACATGTCTGTCTCCAATTCGGCGGATACGGAAATCTCGACATCCAACGAGCCGCTGAGCGTCATGTGTGACTTCAGCCGCTACATGTTCGTGAGCACAACGGACGGCGTGGCAATCAGTCGCAGTGTCGAACGATTTGCCGACTCAAACGAGACCATGTTTGTTGTTTCCATGCGATGCGCTGGCGTGCTCGTGGACCCGAACGCGGCCATTGCAGTGATTCTTTGAACACATGCAAACACTCGCGGCTTCGCGCGGGTGTTCGGCAACCAAACGCGCGAAGCACAAAGGAACTGACCATGGACAGCTACAAGAAGCTGCGGGCTGAGAATGACGCCCGCTACCGCCAGATGAGCGAGCTGATCGAGAAGGCCAACCAGGCCGGTGGCGATCTCTCGGCCGATGACACCAAGACTTTCGACAGCCTCGACGCCGAGTACCGCCGCGTCCAGGGCGTGATCGAGAAGAACCACCAGCTCATGGCCCTGGCTGCGAAGGACCGCGAGACGGGCTTTGTGGACGTTGGCCCCGACGCCCCCGAAATGCGTCGCGCTCCCGCGGCTCGTGAGACCGCCCAGCGGGCCCCCCGCTTCGGCGACTTCCGCTGCTCGGACGAGTACGTCAAGGCGTACGAGACCTACCTGAAGCGCGGCGAGCACACCCCGGTGGCCGAGATGCGCGCCCTCAGCGAGGGCACCGCTGGCTCGGGCGACGTGCTGCCCCCGACCGAGTTCCACAACGAGCTCGCGAAGCGTCTGCAGAACATCGTGACCGTGCGAAACATCTCGCGCGTCCTGCCGCTCGGCAGCTGGAAGCGTGAGATTGCCTTCGAGACCGCTCTGCCGAACGCGGCTTTCATCGCCGAAGGCAGCGCGCCAACCGAGAACACCGGCACGTTCGTCAACCGCGTGCTTCAGCCTCGCCGCCTGGCTGGTATCAGCCTCGTCTCCAACGAGCTGATGGAAGACGCGCCCGCCCGTGGTCCCGGCTTCTCGATCGAGTCGATCCTGACCGAGCAGTTCGCCCGAAAGTTCGGCGAGGTGGAAGAGTCCGGGTTCCTGACGGGCAACGGCACCGCGCCGAACCCGAAGGGCATCCTCACCTACACCAGCGGCGCGAACACCACCGTCAGCACGGGCGCGACGATGGCCGGAACCGTGGCGGCTCCGGCCCTCACGGCCGCGAACGTGATCGACTGGGTGTATTCGATCCCCCGCCAGTACCGCATGCACCCCAGCTGCGCCATCGTGACGAGCGACGCTGTCCTGGGCATGATCCGCAAGCTTGCCTCCATCTCCACCGGCACGGTCAACTACTTCTGGCAGCCCTCGGGCATGCTGGGCGAGCCGGATCGGATCATGGGCATCCCGGTCTACGCCAGCGCCTATGTCAACAGCATCGCCGCGGGCGCCGTCATCGGCATCGCTGGTGCGTTTGACTACTGCGTCATCGGCGAGCGCTCGGGCTACACGCTGAAGGTGCTGCGTGAGCGCTACGCGGACAGCAACCAGACGGGCTTCCTCGCCCAGAACCGCGTTGACATCACCCTGACCCAGACCGAGGCGTTCCGTTACCTCCTCGCTCCGGCCAGCTGATCGGACACCTGACTGAAACCCACACCGCTCGGGGGGGAAACCCCCCGGGCGGATTTCAAAGATGCCGAAGGTCAAGGTCATCCAGGCTTTTGCAGACACCAGGGACGGTCACGCTGTTGGTGACGTTCTGGAGGTCGATGACCGCACAGCCACTGAACTGATTGCGACCGGCTTGGCCGAGCGGGCCGAGCCCGAGCCGCGTGCATGCGTGAAGCCCGACTGCTGCCGGGCTGTCAAGAAGGGAGCCAAGGCGTGACCGATGGCATGCGCACAACCCTGTCTGATACGGGTGCTTCGTCGCCTGCCATTTCCGCGTCGGACGTGAAGACCCACGCCCGGATTTATCACAGCCAGGACGACACCTACCTGAGCACGCTCATCACCACGGCCACGCAGATCATCGAGCACGAAACCCGCCGGGCTCTCATCAACCGCAGCTTCGCGTTTCAGCTTGAAGGCTTCCCGGCGGATGGCGAGATCATCCTGCCGCGGTCGCCCCTCTCCAGCGTCACTAGCGTGACCTACACGGACGCCGCCGGTGCCACCCAGACGCTCTCTTCGAGCGTGTACCACACCTACTCGGTGAACGGCGTCGGCCGGGTCGTGTTGAAGAGCACCGAGAGCTGGCCAGCCACCCAAG